TCGAGAATGAGTATCTTCGTAACCAAAGAGAGGGTAATAGAGATGAATCTATTACTCTTGATGTGATTGCAGATCTAAAACAACGAGAGCAATTCGGTGCCCTTAAGTATGGTAAGTTCTTAACCCACCATAGTAGTGAAGATATGATGCAACACCTCTATGAAGAGCTTCTTGATGCTGCTCTGTATATCAAAACAGAGATGAAGAAAAGAGACTATGTTAACACTAAATGAACTACAAGAAAAATTAAAACAAATTGATGAGATAACTTTAATGGAATTGCTTGAACTTACTTCTGAAGATATTACTGAGAAGTTTCTAGATAAAATTGAAGAAAGGTATGAGTACCTTCTTGGGGAAATTACAGAAATCTCAGAAGGTTACGATGAGGGAAATGAATGGTGGGAATCGTCAGATGAATCAGAATAATATTGAGTTACCTAGTATTTACCAAAGCATCATCCATCGAAGCAGGTATGCACGGTATCTACCAGAGAAACAAAGACGTGAGAGTTGGGAAGAGACTGTAAGTAGACTAATGAATTATCTATGTGATAAAGTTGCAATTAGAGCTGATGCCACTTTTACAGCTCTTCGTAATGCTATTCTTAATCTAGAAGTAATGCCTAGTATGCGTTTGCTTATGACTGCTGGAGAAGCATGTGAACGTGATAACATTGCTGCTTATAACTGTAGCTATCTAGCTGTAAATAATAAACGTGCATTTTCTGAAGCATTGTATATTCTAATGAATGGTACTGGGGTTGGTTTCAGTTGTGAGCGACAAGAAATTGCATTGCTTCCGACTATTGCTCCTAAATTTAGAAAGGTAGATGATGTCATTGTTGTTCAAGATAGCAAGTTGGGTTGGGCTAAAGCATTTAAGAAACTCTTGTCGGCTTTGTGGGAAGGAGATATTCCTTCGGTTGATTATTCAAGAGTGCGACCTGCAGGAGCTAGACTTAAAACATTCGGTGGACGAGCATCAGGCCCTGAACCTCTGCAAAAACTGTTTGAGTTCTCTGTTAGTTCCTTTAAACACGCAGCAGGACGAAAATTAAGTAGTATTGAAGTACATGATTTGATGTGTATGATTGGTGAGATTGTAGTTGTAGGAGGTGTTCGCCGTTCTGCTCTTATCTCCCTATCTAATCTAACAGATCGTCGTATGCAACAAGCTAAGATGGGACAGTGGTGGGAAGAGAATAGCCAGCGTAGTCTTGCTAATAATAGCATTGCTTATACGGAGAAGCCAGATGCTGAAACTTTCATGGAAGAGTGGGTCGCTCTTGTTAGATCTAAATCGGGAGAACGCGGCATTTTTAATCGAGTGGCTGCACAAAACCAGGCGGCTCGGTGGGGAAGACGAGATAAGGGTCGAAGCTATGGGACAAACCCTTGTAGTGAGATTATCTTGCGAGATAAACAATTTTGCAACCTTACTGAGGTTGTGGTTAGAGCAAACGATACATTTGAAAGCCTCAAGATAAAGGTAGAACTTGCTACGATCCTGGGTACTATACAATCTACTCTAATAGATTTTCAATTCTTAAGCGAAGAGTGGAAGAAGAATACTGAAGAAGAGCGATTGCTTGGTGTATCTCTTACAGGTATTATGGATAACTCTGTAATGAATGGTACAGTAACCCTAGATAATGGTAGTCATCTACATATATGGTTACAAGACTTACGAGATCATGCAAGGAGTGTAAATGAAGAATGGGCTGAAAGACTTGGTATTCCTGCTTCTGCTGCTATACAATGTATTAAACCCAGTGGTACAGTCAGCCAGTTAGTGGATAGTGCTAGTGGCATTCATGCTAGACACAATGATTATTATATTCGACGTATTCGTATGGATAAGAAAGATCCGATCTATGCGTTCCTTAAGGATGCTGGTGTCCCTTGTGAAGATGAGGCATTCCGACCTGAATCAACAGCAGTCTTCGCCTTTCCCCAGAGAGCTCCAGAAGGAGCAGTCTGTAGAACAGACAAGACAGCAATTGAACAGTTAGAACTATGGTTAATTTATCAGAGGCATTGGTGTGAACATAAACCTTCGGTTACTATATCAGTTAAGGATGAAGAATGGCCTGAAGTCGGAGCTTGGGTTTGGAAACACTTTGATGAAGTTAGCGGAGTATCCTTTCTCCCCTTCAGTGACCATACGTATCAGCAGGCTCCCTATACTGACGCTAGTAAGGAAGAATACGAAGCAGCAGTATTAGCTATGCCAAAGGATATTGATTGGAGTACTTTCATTGAACAAGAGGACTTTACAACAGGAGCACAGAATCTTGCCTGCACAGCAGGTGGATGTGAGATTTAAATGATTATTTCAATTGAACCTAGTTACAGTGAGTATGTAACCACCGACGATGAGATGTATCCAGAGTATCGTAGATATGAATCAGGGGAGTGGGAGTGTTTAATGGGAATGAGTTGGGAGTATGTCCATAATACAGACGAGCTTGAACGACAATACCAAGATAAACTCTGGCTTCAAGGAAAAGACTAAGTGTATTAAAGAATGTAAACTAGACGAGACACGCCAGTATTGCACTGGCTGTCTTAGAACCCTTAAGGAGATTATAGATTGTGGCAAACTTAGGAAGGCCAAAGAAAACCCATATTGATCCAGATCAACCTGCTTATGTTTGTCATAAGTGTGGAGTTCTGTATGGAAGTTTCAGAGCAGGTATTGCCACATGGCATCATGATTCCTGTGGATGTTGTGGTATAAAGACTTCTTGTACAGAGCCTAGAGACTATGGGTATCTGCTATTAGGTTGGAAGGATAAAAAGGAACAAGATGGAAGAGATGACAATGAAGATGGGGTTGGTTGAATTATACCAACTTGTCGGAGATAACACTGGTGTTCGTTTTCTTTATGAAGACTTACCTGGTGTAGTAGTAACAATTGGTTTTACTTTAGAAGAGGATGAAGAATTTTATGATGACGGAAATGATGGTGGAACAGGTGCAGGCGGTGGAGATGAACCTAATGAACAGCGAGGTGATGGAACAGGAAGCAGCTTACACTAAATGGCAAGCAGAGCAAACTGAAGGATACTATAGTATTAAATATGGTATCGACTTTGCTAGCGAAACAACCATCTAAATAGAAAGGGCCGCTTCACGGCGGCCCCTTTTTACCAAGAGTCACTTACAATAAGTTTACCATAATTATCCATCCCCTTTAAGAAAAGAGTCTTCTCTATCTTACGTCTACGTTCTAATCCTAGAACACGTTTCCCATTATCAAAGACCCAAGCATCAAACTGATCTGCTGCACCAATAAAGTCTCCTTGATTCAACTTACGCAGTAAGGTTGACTTAGAGAAAGCAGAGATACCTATATTGAACACAAGACAAACAAGAGCATCATACTGATCCTGGTTGATGTCTGCATAGACTAACCTATTAATAGCTAACTCAGTATCATATAGATCTTCTGATAGGAAGTCCTCTGCTTGTTGCAGAGTAATCACATCCCCTAGTTTAACTCCCCTAGTGTGTCCCCACCCAATAGTAGGAACACCCCCTCCATCTAGATAAGCCTTAAGACAGAGGGCTTCTCTTCCCTTAAGAATATCTTTACCATAGTCTGAGAAGCGTTTCATTTATCTTCCTTATAAGGACTATCTCCATATATATCCATATAGTCTTTATAGTCTTGTTTTTGTTGTGGAGTAGACCTACCAGATGTTCCAACAAATCTACGCTGTGCCTCTGGATAAGTACGTCTAAAGATCTCAGCATTAGCTGCCTTCTTAAGAGAAGCTCCATCTCTGTGATACTTAATTGCAATCTCTGTACCTAGCTTATCAACAGTAGCCCTATCATTGTGTTGTAGAGCATCTACCATACGAGCCCTTAGTTCAGCTTCATCTTTACTATCTTTCATTTTCTTATCTGTAATCTGTAGGTTCCGTAGACGTTCAACAGATGCCGGGATTGTGGTAGTGCCTAGATACTTAGCTACTTTTCCAGCAGTAGTTAGTGGGACTAGTGCTTGTCCTTTTGTTGTTGTCTCCTCTGGGTTATCATTGTAACCTTTGATAGTCGATACAACTCCTTTTAGGTATCCTGGAGACATACCCAGTGCAGCAGTCCTCATCTCAGCATCGCTATGTGGAGTAAACCCAGTCTCACCTTCAGCAAGAGTCTTGGCATAGCCAAGTTGCTGTAGATTAAACTTGACAGCAGGCATTAGATCTAACCAAGTCTTCTTTCCTTCCATGACACCATTAAACAATGGAGCATATCGCAAGGAAGAACCAACATCAAACCCCTCACCACCAGTAACAGCCATCGTAGATGCCGATACAAGACCATGACTAAGGACACGATGAGAAAAGGTGTTATCCCCAGATAGAACTACATCAACAAGAGAAGGCATTTTAAGACTCATTCCAAGTTCTTTTGAGATATAATTCATCATCTCAGCAGTAGCTGTCCAACCTGCAATCTTATCAATGACGGCTCTCTCAGCACCAGCCACTGCCTCATACTCAGCAGCAAAAGGAATACCAATAGCACCACCCATAAGAGCAGTAATCATGAAAGTAGCCATGAGTGGCATTGCTGCCTTAATGTGTCCAACACCCTCTGGATCTTTCAACATATACCTAAAGTCAGCAGCAATGTTTCCAAAGGAAGCTGTTGAGAATGCTTGAAGAGGGGATAGCAGATCTCCGACTACACCAAGCTTCTTGAAGATAGGTGCTTTCCACTGATTACCATACTGAACCATGTTTTCATCAGTAGCTTCACCAGCTTTTTGAAATAGCTCTTCTCCCTTAAACCCAAGTGCTTTGAAGTGTTCATGAAGAGCAGCATAGGACATAACACGAGATAACGTGTCGGCCATAGCAGCAGGCTTCTCCCCAGAGACAATACTAAGAATAGTCTTAGCCTTTGATCCAGGTTTAAGCAATTCAAGAATACCATGCTGATTTAGGTCATGAATAAACTCAGGAGAGAATGTCTGATGTTCTTGGGTATGATAGAATAACCCCTGTAAGAACTCTGCATCAGGAGTAACCAACTGTTTCATGCCAAGGGCAAGATGGCCCATAGCATCAATAGGGCCAACACCATTCTTAACCATAGAACGCAAAGCCCAAGCAGACTGGGAGGCTTGCGCCACCCAAAAAGAAGGACGCATCATAAGAACAGAATGATAAAAGAAAGATACAAACTTACCCATAGTCAAATCAAACACATGAGCGTCTGGATGCTTCTCTAGTCCTGGAAGAACTTTAGATAGTCCAGGATGCAGAGCATCACTATAGAAGGTATCTAACCAACGTTTCATTCCTTTCATTTGCATAAAAGATTCACTAGTATTAAGAGCATGGCTCTTCATCTGCTCTACAATATCTGTAGTGTTAGGGAACCGTTCCTTTAATTCAGGATGATTTAGAGCAAGGTCTAGTTTCTCACCTACTTCCATCTTCATCATCTGTCTAGTATATTCATGGACAGCATCAAAGTGTGCTTTACGGAAAGCCTTACCAGCAGACTCAGCAGAGTTAAACATCTCACTACCAAGAGCACCAGTGACATTAGTACGAAACTTATGGTGCCCACCAAGGGTACCACCACGAGAAATGTACTGGTCTTTCATTCTACGCATAGCATCTTCTAGATCTTGGTGGGTTCCTCCCTGATCTCTTACATT